TTGGAGAATGCCGCTTGATTATGAATCATTAAGGTTTGATTCTTCAAATGATGGAACTTCGTTTGGTACTACTGGATATACTAATGTGTTTCAGATGTATAAAAATGGTAAACTTCGCGCACCAAGTTTGTCTTATAGAGACATTGATCATCAAAGATCGCTCGTTACTAAAGAATACGTTGATACTAAAGTAGGTGGTAGAGCTACCACCGCATATGTTGATAGTAAAGTAGCTGGTATAACTCCCGGAAAACTGTATCACGTTAATGCTATTCAAAAAAGTCAAGGATATTACAAAACCGCTGATACAAACTCATCTAGTAATGTAACGCCAAACACTGCTGTTTATACTTATGCAAAGGCAGTATTACCAAATTTAGCCGCTGGAGATAAGGTAATGGTAGTTTGGGGATATAGAACGAAGGATTCGAGTAATGGTACGACGTACGCATTCCAATATGCCACAACACTGTATAACGTCTTAAGTGCTAGTACTTGGAGTGTAATAAAATCCGGAAGAATAATTTAAAAATAATATATAATAATGAATAATCACGTAATAGTATTTAATAAAGTCTCAAAAGAGTATTTTGCGGTAGTATCGCTTAATGCAATAGATCAAATTGATAAGAATTTTTTTACTACCAAGACTGTAGAATTTGATGATACTACCCACGAATGGGATGGAGGAAATCTTGATAATGGACAAGTTATTGCCAAAGGTGATTCTATTCCTGTAGTAACTGAAAGTAATCTAGACGCGACTTGCGGAAGATCTATTACAGATGTATATCAAACACACCATGAATTAAATGCAATTATTGATGTATTGAGTCAAATTATTGAAACACAAAATATGTCAGGTGCTGCTATAGATAAGTTTAATGAAGTGAAAAACTTTATAGCTAATCGCAGATTGATAAATGAACGATATAAATTGGCTTATCAAAACGACACTTCGTGGAATTACGTGTCTAAAGAACAAGAACAAGAAGATATCGATCGTTTGTATGATGGAGGATTATATGAGAAAATAACAACGGATATCGTATGAACCATTTGAATGAAATTTCTGATCTTTTACATGTTTATCCAAACTTCTTATCTGAAGAAGTATGTAATGAAATAGTTGAATATTCAGAAAAAAGGCCAAACATATTTCGTGATAGAAGCAAAGAATATGTAAATCGCGGAGTTGATGGTGACGTAGGAAAATATTACGCGGCTGAGATAAGCCGTAAAAGTTTAGTGCCTCTATGGAAAAAATATTTTAAAGATTTAATGTTTAAGGAATTTGCTCCGGTTGAGGTGCAAATCAATAAGTATGATATAGGAGCATTTATTCCTCCGCATGTTGACAACAGCATGGCTTTTCACACAATTTGTGTTCCATTACAAACAGATCCTGATAATTGTTTAATTTTTGGAGATAAAGAAGTTTATCATAATAATATAAATATCAACGAAGCAGAGAAAGAAGAAAAAATTAAAGTATTTAAAGATAAAAAGGGATATGGCTATCATTTTGAAGGAATGAAACCAGTTCATTGGGTTCCACCAGTTACTTCTAAAAGATACAGTTTAGTAATCATATTTTAAGATCATGAATAGACAACAACATACATTTACAAACATTGAAACAAAAGTTAATACTATTTTAAGTCATGCAAATGGTTTAGGCTTTAAAAGAATCGAAGGTATCGATAGACGCGAATCACACATACACGATAACTTAGAAACTCTTTCTGATTATGAGTTTATAAGCTCACGAGCAGTAGCTAAAAATAATAAGCTATTTAATGCTATTGAAGATTTAGCAGAAACAATAGGACTAAAAGACAAAGTTCTTGTTTCATCATTTATGCAATTACAAAGCGGTGACTTTTTAGAGTGGAGCGATATCGATTATTGGAAAGAAAATACAATTGGAAAGTTCTTTTCAATCGCATTAACAAGTGGCAATTCAATTGAATTTAAGGACGGTATTGTTCAAGTTCCTCAATATGGAGCAATTGCGTTTAATACCGGAGATGTTCATCGTATACAAACCGTCAATTCAAAGCAAACATGGTTGGTACTAATGATACCAGATTATTTTAATCTGGTTTAGTGATACTATTCAATTTAAACTTATATAAATAAGACTATGGCAGCAATTATAACATCAGAATTTCGAAAGAACTCTCGTAAGATTTTTACTAATGATATTAAATCATCAACAGTAGATGACTACTTTATTGGACTTGGTAAGACAGACAGTTGGCCTGATACAGCAGATGCTGAAGGCAATCAGGTAACAGAATATAGCAGACAGTTCTCTGCTCCTTTGCCGATTGATACCACTATCATGAAGACAGACGTATTGAAAAACCTTTTGGTTTTAGTGAAGACAGATGCGGCTGAAGTTTTTAATGTTATTCCTAGAAACAATTGGGCGTTTAACAGAATTTATAAAACATATGATCCAACCGATCCAAGGTGTTTTGATTATGAAACAATTGACGGTATAGCACATTATCCGTGTTATGTTACTTCTAATGATCGTGTCTATATGTGTCTATCCAATATTGATTCTAATGGTGATATCATAGAATCAACGACCGCTATTCCATCAGGAGCAGGAGCATCTCAAGAAAGTTATCATACTCCAGCAAAATTGTCTGATGCTTATCTTTGGGCTTACGTAACATCTTTAGATGAAGATTCTAAATTTTATACTGATCAGTTCGTAAACTATACATATCCAAGCCCATCAGACGAAGATTTTACTCAGATCGCAAATACCACTGGAGGTTTAGTATACGGATTTAAGATTAACTATGGTGGAGGAGATAATTCAGTCAATGTGGACTCTGCGGAACTTAACTTAGTTGGCACTACCCGCGATACTCAAACTGGTGAACTTCAACATGCTGAAGACGTCGAAATGAATTCTGAGAACGGTTTTGATGTAGTCTTTGGTGCTAATGGTATCGAGTCAATTACATATATAGAAACCCAGGGTGTAATACCATGGAGAAAGGGTTATGTATCAGCGTCAGTATCAGTAAAGGTTGATAACGTAATAAGCGAAACGATAGAAATCGTACCATATGTTTTACCGTATGACGGCCTTGGTCGATATCCTGATAATGATCTTCCATCTTATTACGCTGGTATTGCAGTTGATTTTATTGGAGAAGTCGATGGAGAAGCTCCTGTTGGTTATGCTGTTGATGTTCGCCAAATTAGTTTGGTTAAAAACCCACAACGAAATCCAGCTATTAATCAATCGAACGATAACGATGATGATACAAATGAAGGTTTCTATGTTCACGATGAAGCATATGATGCCCTAAAGTATATTCAATTGCCACCTACAACTCTTGTAAAAGATTATATCGGAAGAGATTTTATTATTGAACAAGAGGGAACTGGAGCTAGAGCTTGGTTAGATATTTCCGATAATCAAAACGAAAGATTATACTATCACCAAAATAGTTCTCCATTAGTTAACTTTAAACGATTCGAACCTGAAGGTGAAGGATCGATTAAAATTACAACTATAGGAGGATTTTGGGATGAAGAAACATATACGTGTCTCTCAGCCAACGATCCTGAATATCTTCCTGAGACTGGTGAAGTTATTTTTTATGAGAATAGAAAGCCTATAAATAGAAACTATAATCAAACAGATGAAGTAAAACTTGTTATCCAATTCTAATGGCTATAAAAACCTATCAAAATATACCGTATGTCGATGATTTCTTCGTACCAGACATAAACTTTAAAAATAAGACTGCAGAAGAAAAGAATTTTCTTAGAATTCTTTTTAAACCTGGAGTAAGCGTACAAGTACGTGAGCTCAACCAAATGCAGTCTATTCTGCAGAATCAAATCGACAAACTAGGTCGAGGTGTATTTAAAGAAGGTCCAGTTCCAGAATTAGCCACAGAAGCTACATTAGAAAGAAATTTAAACTATGTTGATTTGGATATTAATCCATCTCTCGTAACTGGTTTAGTTCCATATCTAAACTTAGTTGATGAAATTCGGTTGAATTATGATCCTTCAGTAAGCCCTGAAGTTTTTATTAATGCAGAAGTATTACACTATCAAGCCCTTCCAGAATTAAATCGATATAGATTCTTTATTAAGTATCTTAATTCGGTACAAGATGAAGAAGGCGAGAATGTACAAGAGTTTGATCATTTAGCAAGTCCTGCACAGGTTGTTGAGTTAGCTAATACTATTACTACTGAACTTCAAACAGAATATGCAGCAGGACAAGATTTTGGAACAGTTGTAGATACTGGTAAAGCTATTCACGGAAAGTCTGAGCAAGGTGTATTCTTTATTAAGGGGCAGTTTGTCTTTGCTGAGGAGCAATCAATCTTTGCTCGTTTACCAGCAATAGACTATCTCTTAAATGCTAAATTAGCCTTTAAAGTAAATGAATCTATTGTTAACTATCAAGTGGATAATTCATTGCTCGATAATGCTGCAGGCTATCCAAATGAAACTGCACCAGGAGCAGATCGATACACGATTGATTTAGAATTAGTTATTTTTAGTAAAGACACATCTGATAGAGACGTAGACTTTATTGCTGGACATCCAAAGATTTATAGTAATGCCACATCAATCGGAGATACTCTATCTCTATTAGAAGTTGATGATAGCGCAATAGTACAAGTCGCTAGACCAGAGTTTAGCGGAATTACTGACGTATTAGCGCAGCGCACCCAAGAAGAAAGCGGCGACTATGCATTAGATCCATATGTTATCGATATTACTGGATTTTATAACGTATCAGAAGATGATTCACGGTGTGGACGGGGTGTATATAGCGCTCAACAAATGCTTGATAGTGATATCACTATTCTAGCTGATGACATTTCAGGTGTAGCACCTGGTCAATTATCTGAAAAATCAGAAGCAGATAGAATTAAATTTGGTAAATCACGATTTGTAGTTGGCGTTGAACCATCTATTGCATACGTTGACGGTTATCGAATCGCGGAACCTGAAAGAATTGACGTTGTAGTACCAAAGGCTCGCACAACATCTGGTTTTCAACAAGTTTATAGTAACGCTCATCTTGGATCATATATTCTCGGTGCAGACGATGCTATCTCAGGCGGAGCACCTTCATTCGATGTAAATGACGTGGCTGAAATTAAAGACGGAGCGGCAACGCTGGCTACATGCAGATTTCGTTCTTTAGAGTATACTGGTACTCAGCTTAAACTGTATATTTATGATATACAGTTTGAAGATGGAGTTACTTCTTTGATTGATGCAAATACAATCGAACAAGACAACTTTGTATTCGCAGTGACAGACACTGCCTTATATGATACGCAATATAATAAGTCAATATATGAGCTTCCAGCTAATTTTATTAAATCTGTTAAGAACCAAACTGGTGAAATTGAATTTACTGAAAGAAAGTTATTTACTCCTATAACAGCTAGTGCAAATCAATGCCAGATTCAAGTAATAAGTCCTAGTAAATTTGAAGAACTTGGAAATGATTCATTTATTATAATTGACAATGCGGGTGTGAGGCACGATGTAACTAGTTACAGTATTGGCGGAACAAATAATACTATTGCGACACTTAATACTACTACTACAATATCAGGCGCTCCTAGCGTAAACGTAATAAATGTTATAGCTTCATATAGAACTACCTTAAGTAAAGGTACAAAGAAAGTTAAAAGTAGTACTGAGAATGGAATAGTTGAAGAATTACTTGCTACAGATTTTGATCTTGACAGTGGTACTTTCCATAACCTAGCACAGCATGATATCATTGAAATTACATCAGCCACCACCGAAAGTGATGAAGGTACGGTTGACATTCCAGTAACAGAATTTGTTCTTGACAATGGTCAAAGAGATGGTTGCTATAAGAGAGGTTCAGTTCAGTATGTTGGTCCAGACAGACAAGTCGGTGCCGCAGGAACAGGCGGACTTAAAATAACATATACATATTTTGATCATACTCCTGGTGATTACTTCTCAGTTGATTCATATGGTGCGGCGGATACAGGACTCGATCCAATAGAATACGACGAAATACCAACATACAAAGAATTACGTCTTTCTGATGTATTAGATTTTAGAGCCCGAGTTGGCACGACGGATACAGGTTCACACTTAGATCCCAATAGCACAATTGATTCACAGGTTGATTATTACCTTTCTCGAATTGATAAATTAGTAGTTACAAGAGATGGAGAATTTAAAACTATTGAGGGTATTCCAGAAGTAAATCCACAAGAGCCAGAAGTTCCAGCCACCGCGATGCATCTTTATACTCTCGTTATACCGGCTTATACGTTCTGCCATAGCATGGTTGAAAGCGAATTCGTTGATAATCGTAGATTTACAATGCGAGATATTGGGTCGATAAATTCTCGAGTCAATAATCTAGAATATTATACTACACTATCTCTTTTAGAAAGAGAAGCTACTGGTAAACAAATTTTTGAAACTAATGCTGGTAACCCATACGATAGATTTAAAAATGGAATTATTGTTGACAGTTTTCAAAACCATACCGTAGGAGATCATACTGATTCTCATTACAACTGTTCAATGGATTCTGCGGATCCAGTTCTTAGACCGTATTTCTTAAGTCGTACTGTTCCATTTACACAAACTGGTAATAGCGAAGATATAGATCTCGTGACTGTTACCGATGGTCTAGCCACTCTTTCATATACTCAAGGTGCAGCTTGGATCGATCAACAAAAAGCTGCAGTATCAGTTAGTGTTAATCCTTACGATGTAGCTACATGGTTAGGATCAGTAAAACTTTCTCCTTCGTCAGATGAATGGATGGAAACACGAAGAGCACCAAATATTGTAAACCAAGTTGGTGGGAATTTGGCAGATCTACAAGCTGAGGTGAATCGTGTCAATCAAATTGGTACTCAGTGGAACTCCTGGCAAACCACTTGGACTGGAACACCAGTGGTTACCAAATCGGTGGAACGTAGAAATCGTGCCGGAATCCCATGGGGGGTTGGTCCTGGTCGAGGTTGGATTCGTAAAGTTACTACTGTAACAACCAATTCAAAACAAGTTCGTGATGGACTTAAAACAACAGCTTCAATAAAAAGTGTCACTAGACAGAAGGATGATCGTGTTATTGACGTGAGCTTTGTGCCATTTATTAGAGCTCGTAAGGTCTACTTTAGTGGCAAGCTATTTAAGCCAAATACAAAGCTTAATGTATTCTTTGATGGAAAAGATATCACAAAATATGCAACTGGTGTTGTAGCAAGTGATTATAAAGAATGGTCTGAAAATGCTTCAGTACAAACTTTCCATAATAAGTCTAGCAGTCAATTACCTCCGAGACGAAATGTTATTACCGACTATCGCGGTGATGTATACGGTTGGTTTGTTATACCAAATAATTCAGAGTATCAATTTCCAACAGGTGAAAGAAAGGTTATTCTATCTGATGGTAAAAATGCAACTGATCCAGGATCTACTACAAGTGCAGATGCGGTATATACCGCAACAGGTAAGGTTCAAACGAAACAAAGAACACTTATTACTACACGATCGGTAGTTAGACGAGAAGAACGCGTTTCGCAATCAAGACTTCAGTCGACATCTAAAACAACAAAAACCCAGTGGTATGACCCATTGGCGCAATCGTTTATCATCGGTGAAAATCCAACTGGTATTTTTATTCATTCGGTTGATCTATATTTTAGCCACGTATCAAAGAAAAGTGTACCTATTAAGATGTACTTGGTTGAAGTTGAGAATGGAGTACCAACACAAAGGCGTGTTCCATTGAGCGATGTATCAAAAAGGCCAGATGAAGTTGCAACAAGTAATGACGCAACTGCAGCTACAACATTCGAGTTTGATTCGCCGATTTACCTTCAATACGGCACTGAATATGCTATTGTTACCGAATCAAATTCATCACAGTATCGTCAATGGTTATCTGAAGTAGGTAAAAATGATGTTACTACAGGCGAATATATCTCTAAGAATCCATTCTTAGGCGTATCGTTTAAATCTCAGAATGCTTCTACTTGGACACCTGACCAAATGAAAGACTTTAAGATGGTTGTTCGAAGAGCTGAGTTTGATATTCATCGAAAGGGGCAGATTGTATTGCACGCTGCTGGTATTAGCGACACTAAAACTGAAGAAGATGCATCCCCAGCAAGTGATGGTCCTGTTGAATTCTCTCAAGTTCAATTGAATACTGATTATATTGAGCATCCTGAAACTGCCGTACTATTTGAGATTTCAGTAGATGGCGGAGAGTATGAAGTAATTGTTCCAAACGAGAATCATTATATATCGACTGGCTCAACCCCTATTACAAACAACTCTGACATAAAGATTAGAGTTAATATGAAAAGCGACAACTCGAAGGTGTCACCAGTTGTTGACTTAGATCGTATTTCGCTTATTGCTATTAAAAATGTTATTGGCGCAGAAGATAGTGCAGAACTTGACGGTTCTCCTCTTGATAATGTTTCACTTGACAGCATAATGCAATATGATTTAAATGCTTCACCTCTAGTAAAGTACGATACCGAATTGGTTGTTGAGGATTACGTATATCCTAATAGAAATGAAACTAGAGCGGTGTATTTTACAAAGGAAGTTATTCTTAACAATCCTTCAGATAGATTTGATTCATATCTTAATATCAATAGACCTTATGAAGGTGCTAATGTGTTAGTGTATGCCAGATTTAAACGCAGTGAAGACAATATCGACGATCTTCCCTTTGAAAGACTCGTTCCTTCTAGTCCAATACCTATTGATGACTTTGATGATTATAGCGAAATACAGTACACGAGAGATTTCTCAGCTGATTCTCCAGTATTGCCGCTTTTCACTTCTTTCCAAGTTAAGATAGTGCTAGTTTCTAATGATCATGCTCTCGTACCAACAGTAAAGGACTTTAGAGCAATTGCTACCATCTAATATGCGCTTAAAGGTAAAAGAGAACACCGCACTTGAACGAGATCAATCGACAAATGCAATATTGAATAATGATTCTGCTGGATATAACGCTGCATTAATTAGGAAAAAATACTACAACAATGCCTCAAAAGAGGTTGCTAATTTGAAAGACGAAATAACAGAGTTAAAAGATTTAGTTAAAACACTCATCGTTAAAATGAATAAATAGAGTTATGGCACGAGAATTAAAGTTTATAGACGTTTACGAAACTGATACATTTAACGAATGGCGTCTAAAGACGAATTCCGTTAAAATTGACCTTGACGATATATATAGGGAAATCGATAATTTCTCGAATCTTGCTGTGTTGCTCACTGGCAATCAAACAGTTAACGGAGTAAAGTCATTCGTTAAAAAGTCAATATGGACAAAGGAGTATACACAGAATGAAGTGACTCCAATGTTGGAGTTGAAGGTTACAAATTCAAACGTACCTTTTACAAGTTCTGGACATTCCGGCAGTGGGCCATCGATTGACTTCTATAATCCAGATACAACTGGCGCAGAGAAAGGAGTCTTTGATGAAACAGGCGATGTAAATTCATGGCTTTCTTCCCGAATTGCTTCTATCACTGAAAAAACAGATGATCGAGTGCCAGACGCATCTTTAGTATTTTATACTGGAGTAAATCTGAAGCCTGTTACTGAAAAGCTGCGTATCACCTCCTCTGGTAATGTTGGTATAGGCACATCATCGCCTACAACACAACTGAGCATTCAAACATCTACTAATAATAGTGTTGTATCTATTCGGTCAAAGGATGATAAGTATGCAGGTATATCATTTGGTGATAGTAAGAGTGATAAGTCTGGTCAAATTCAGTATCACAATATCGGTAACTCGATGAGATTCTTTACTGGAGAAGCTAGTAGCAATAGTTCAGCAGAGAGAGTTCGTATTACATCTAATGGTAATGTTGGTATTGGTACAAATGCTCCTTCTGAAAAGCTTGAGGTCGTTGGACACTTAAAAACTACTGGTTGGATCGAAGCCGGTTCTAAAACTGGAGGAGTAGCACTTACTCTTAATGATGGATATGGTAATTCAAATATCGCATTTAATCATAGTTATGGTAAAGCAACGGTAGATGGATCATCTGGAAGAATTAGGTGTGATGTTGATGAAAATGCTGCTTTTATGCGATTTGAATTGGGTGATAATTCTATTCAAAATAATAGTAGACCATTAGATGGTATTCTTAACTTAACTACATCAAAGATAGTTGCTCTTAAGCCTCTAGATGTTAATGGTAAGTTATACACCTCTGGAAAAATTGGTATTCGCGAGAGTGCTCCAGATTGGGATTTATGCGTAGGTAATAGGTCAACAGAAGCTGGTCACGTAGCAATTAGTGCAGATGGCGGTGCAATATCATTAAGACCTAAAAAGAACACTAGCCACGCCTGGATGATTAACGCGTATGATTCAAATGGTGGATCAATGGGTGTTGTATCACGAAAATGGAATGCTTCTAAAAATACATACGATGATAGCGTTGTATTAGATTTTTATTCTAATAATAGTGTTAATGTTAAAAGTAAATTGGCAGTTGGTGGATTTACTACTTTAGCGAACGGCGCTCCTTCTAGTAATAGATTTAGTGTAAGAGGTCCATCAGACGATACGGTATCTGCACAATTTCGCGGCGCTATTCAAGTTAATCAATTTAGTGCAGCTAGTCGGGCATACGGATTTCTATCAACAAATCAAGGATCAGCAATGGTCGGAGGTAACCTTCGTCTTTCAAACCTTACAGGTGAAGATGGTGAAGCAAGTAATGTTGGCAAAACTGCTACTGTCTGGATCACTTGTGATAATCAATATAAGCTTTATCACAACGATGCTTTAATTGGAGAGGGTACAGATTGGACAACCCCGAATTCGCACACCTTTATAGTTACTGGTAACGATCGAATAGGTGTAGAGGCTATTAATACTGGTGGACCATACGGTCTATGTTACATAATAATTGTTGATGGAAAGGTAGTCTTTGAAACAAATAAGACTGATATTAGAGCATCTGCTGGACCATTCTCAACTGGTTGGAATGTAAGCAATAATTTATTCAACTTCGGAGGTTCTATACCAGTAGATGGCACATATCAGGCAATTAAACAGAATCTAATCGCAGCTGTCCCTGGAGGGGATATCGGATCTGCTGAAGTTATTTGGATGCCTGACGGCACAGAAATTAACCAAACGTATTTTTTCCAAGGTAGATTTCAAGAGGTTGCTGATTCATCATACCAAAAGGGAACAAATCTTAGAGGATCTTCTGCTCTTCAGTTTATTGAAGGATCTAACAGCACTGGACAAATTGCATTCTTAAGAGCAAATGATACTAATGATGATACGTACACTGTATCAGAATCTGCTAGGTTCGATGAGAATGGCCGATTCGGTATTGGCATATCTAATCCAACTCAATCTCTTGATGTTAATGGAAATATTAAAGGTTCCAATTCACTGTTCTTAGCAAATGATCGTTATCCTCAAGCTATTTTCTCTGATGCTAATCAAAAAACTAAACGGTTCGGTATTTGGAAAGAAAATACTCAAGATCAATTAGCGATTGGACCGCAATCAACGACTGGTTCTGGAACTCCTGCAATACGAATTTACCGTAATGCTACTGTAGACCTACTTAAAGGTGGTAAAGTTAATGTAATACTTGATCATGCTAACGCAATAGTTAATAAAGCATACGTTGATACTGCTGTTTTAGGTGCTGATCAATTTGGCGATTTAAGTAACCTAGCACTTAATAGAACAGGCAATGAGTTTGAGGGTGGCCAAATTACCTTTAAGAGAGCTATTGATAATGCCGATTATTGGCACGTTGATACCTATGGAAATACCGATTCTCCGCGATTGAGATTCTTCCATGAAAATGATCCACTGTCTGGCACTACTGAAGTTCTTAGTCTTACATCATCTAATAAAGTTGGTATTCGCGCGCATGATCCAGATTGGGATTTATGTATTGGCGGTAGAACACGTGAGCAAGGTAATGTATCTCTCTCTGGTACTGATGCAGCGATTAATTTACGGGCCGAGCGTAATACTTCATCCGCTTGGATGATTAAAGCTCGCAACATGATCGGCGGCGGATTAGAAATTATATCGCGTAGAGAGAGGGACTCTGGTTTTTATACCGATATACCGATAATGACGTTTTCTAGTAATTCATCTATTTACACTCGAGGAGTGATTAATACTAGAGGGATAAAAGCCACTGATGCAATTAAGACTGATAAAACTTTATGGGCGGCAGAAGATCTTATTATAGGTGAAATAGGTGGCAGCGCTTGGCAGTTAAATTCTCGTTCTAGAAACAGCGGTGATTATATTGAGATCGCCCGTCACAACGAAGATGGCACTGATTGGATATATGGTACTGGTTTTCGACAAATGAAAGATGGTTCAGTTGGTATCGGTGGATCACCAGCTGCAGGTTATAAGCTTGACGTTAACGGCCATATACAAGTTAATGGAACTATTACTAAAGAAGGCTACACTAAACCATCGAACTGGAGCGGAGGACTAACTACATTCGATATCTATTCAGATGGTGGATCTATTGGTGTTGGTAAAGAAGGTAGTTTAGAATGCTATTTTAATCGTGATGGTAATGGATATGTCAAGAATAAACTTACTCTTGGATATACGCCTTCAAGTGCAACTGATGCGGTAACTAAAGCATATGTTGATTCTGCAGTTAGTGGACAAATAGGAAACACTATTAACGAGAATGTTCTGCAAGCAACTGGAAATATAACACACGAAGAAGGTGTATATAACGGCGTTGTAACTCCATCAAGTAATTTTATTCCATCAGGCGTTGGTAAGCATTCACACGGCAGACATTTTGTTGCTAAGCTCGAATCTACTAATACTGGAGATGGTGGTGGCTTCTTCATCGATATTACGGATAATAATAATGATGAGCATGCATTATCAATCTATAATACTAATACTTCTATTAATAAGGAGGTATTTCATATCAGATCTAAAACTGGTGATACATACTCTGCTGGTAATTTTTACGCTGGAGGTAATATTGGTGCTGGAGGGAAATTTACAATTGGAGATGATAAGAATAATCATTGGTACCTAGAAGAAACTAGCAATGTATTTTATCTTCGTCAAAAATCTAGTGGAACAACTAAAACAGCACTTACATTTGGAACAGATCGAAAAATTAGTCTTGGAGTAAATGGAACTTCTGACTCTCATCTTATTAATAAAAAATACGTTGATGATCAAATTGAAAGTAACATTGTAGCTGCAGGATCAAATCATACAGGCCATCAGACATTTGCAATAAGAACTGGTGAAACTCACGGCGGACACTTCGTATCTAAATTTACAACTACACACAGTAATGATGGTGGAGGTATACTTATCGATGTTACTGATGCTAATGGTGATGAAGAAGCGATAAGCGTTTATAATGACTATTTTAAGTATCCGGTCTTCAGAGTAAAGTCTCAAACTGGAAGCACTAAAATTAGAGGTGAGTTGGAAGTTGGTAATGATTTAACAGTTAAAGGCGACGAGGTAATTCTTACAGATACAAGCGGCACATCTAATTGGAGAATTAAGAAGAATGCCGGTAATATAGATTTCAATCGTAAGGTTGGTACTTCTATTACTACGGTAATGACACTCAAAGGTGGAGCAGTTAAATTAGCTAAGGACGGCACAAATGACGACGAGCTTGTAACAAAGAAATATGTTGATGATAAAATTACTGCTGCTCCTACTGGTTATTTTATTACATCGGGTGCTACTTACACTTACGGTTATACGACCGACGTCGGCAGATTCAATAATGCAAGTAATTTCTTTGATGTTTATCCTCCAACCGGCTATACAATGTCAGATTTACAGGCGTTTATACCTTCTGTAAATCACATCAATTTTGCTGGTGATGTCAACGCCGATGATTCATTTAGATGTACATACGAGTATCTCACCGATCGTGTTAGAGTTTACGTACAAGGCACTGAACAAAGGAGCCATCCTGCAGCCAATTGGCTAGCAGTGTGGAATAGATAAATAACATTATTATGTATTACGTTTGTATAGAAAATAGCGAAGTGTCATCAATTGTTGATTATGAACCTAACGTTCCTAACTCTATTATAGTTGAAACGATAACGAATTCTCAGTATAAAATTATTTCCGAAGAAAGGGGATATTATGATACAGATAAAAGAGCGGTTGTTAAGTATCCTGCTAAATTAATTAAAGATGAAAAAAAATCTAAAAAAGCATTAGAATACTTACAATCTACAGATTGGAAAGTATTGCGTCACATCCGAGAAACTCAGCTTGAAATAGAGACTACTCTCACTGTTGCTGAATACATCACTTTAGAAAAAGAAAGACATAAACAAGCTAAATTAGTTAAATAACGATATGGCATATTCAAAAATCATTCATACAAAGAGCGAGGCAGTTGGCTCTATTCCATCTATAAGTAGTTTATCTTTTGGAGAAATTGCAATTAACTATTCAGATGGTCATTTGTATATTAAAAAGGCTGATAATACAATTCGTAAGGTAGCCTCTTCTGATTTCCCTGTGCAGATCAGTGCGCTACTTACCGACGTTAATACACTTACTAATAGACTCGATTTTATAGCACTTCAACAAATTTCTAGTGAGAATCTAACCTTTGGTAGAGATAACTTAAATACAAATGATTCGTTTAATTCATTGGCATTTGGACTATCTAATACAGTAGGAACTGCAGGATCTAACAGCGCATTGTTTGGTATATCTAATAATGCTAATGCTGCAGACTCTATCGCGTTTGGTGCTTTTAATACTTGTAACGGAGCTAACGGAATTGCAATTGGAAGAAACATTACTGTTCCGGCTGATGTTGCAGAATTTGGTCATTGGTCTACAGTTGAATCTCGATCTTCGACTATTCGTTGCGGATCTAATAATGTAGGAATTTCGATATTCAATCAAGCTGAACCATTGATTGACGGAAATGCAGCAAATCTAGCAGGAGAAGAAGAAGCCGATACACTGCCGCGAAATATGTATGCTTTCCGTAGAAATGAAAGCGAAATACTATTCGATGTTAATATTAATGGTATAATTTCTACAGCAACTTTCTTCAGTGGCACCAGTAAACCAATTCAAAATAACACTGATGATGCTGTTCCAATTAATACTATACGGCAATTGACACAGACAGTGTATGATGCTCTTGAAGCGGCGTCGCCGTCGGAAATAGATCCTAATACAATATATTACATTACTGGAGCTTAGATAACCGCATTAATATAAAAAAATTATGGCAGTAGATAAAAAAATATCAGAACTCGACTCTCTAGCAGCAGCGGGTTTGAATCTCGGTAATGACTTCTTAGTGATCGTTGATACCGATAGTAATATAACAAAGAAAATTACCCCAAGTAACTTAATGAGCGGAAGAGTTTCAAGCGAAACAATAAATCATATTGTCATGATAGCGCAAAATGAGTATGAAGCCCCGTCGTTTGTACCTGAGCCATTTACGCTTTATATTGTTACACCATAGTATCGTACTATGATATCAAAAACAACACTTGACGTTGGAGGTGGAACGACTCCTGCCAACTTCGTTTATTCTGGAGATACTCTAATATGGAAACGGTATTATGACACTGGCCTGTGGGTACATCCTCTCAATACTGTTAATGTAGCAATCACAGATTTCGAAGCGCTTTCTATTTCTGGTGATGGCGTGACAATTAATTGGGGCGATGGGAAAAGTAAT